GTGTTTAACCATTTCGTTTACATCAATTTCGTTCTCATGCGAACAAAAGTAATTATAATGAGCATAGATTTCAAATCCATTTTCTCTTGCTCTCTCACAAAAAGAAATATCATTGCCTTTGCTAACCGTTCCATCGAGATTAAGTTTTCTTGTAAAGCAACCCTTCTGCATTTCAGGGTGTTCAAACACTCTACGAGAAAACAACACACACCCGGTGCCAACAGCATCAACCCTCTGTAATCCTTCCATTACTCCATGTGGTTTGTATGCGTCTGATTCTGGAACATAATCATAAGCGTTCCAGTACACCGGGGCATCGCCAAGATGATCATTGTCAAAATGGATTATAGGAGTAGGGCAGCCGATAATATCCTTATCAAGTTGAACTAAATCAAGTGGGTTGTTCTCCGGTGGGTTATCTGAGTCAATCGTCAACCAGTAATCCCAATCACCTTTTAAGAAGTCTACAATTATATGATGCAAGTTATTCTCAAACGGTCTATGTGACGGCATAATTATAGTCGTCTTATACCGATCATCAGCCTGTAACTTCAACATTCTATGCACTACCGTCTTGTGCAGCCAATGTTCATTTGGGAATGATATTAAAACTTTCTTTACTGTCATGGTTTAATAGTAAACCCAAAATGTCCTTTCGCATCTACAAACTTCTTGTGTTTATGCTTCTTGATACCCGGCTCATTGTAGTTTGGATTTAACGCCTTTTTTGCTTTCACTTTCAAAGCATTTACCGTTGCCGCCGGGGAACCTGCATTGATATGCAATTGCAACTCATTATTCATATCTGCAATCAACTGACTATTAACTTGGTTCTCTGCAACATGGGCATGTACCTTGTTATCCCAAAACGCTTTTGTTTCAACCTCTGTCATAATAGTAATAATCCCCGGTGGAAATAAGGCAAGAGCCTCATTTGCAAACTGCTCTGTGACTACCATCATGCCAAACTGAACACCAACAGGGCTGTCACCGCCATTATCTTCATCGTGTCCGCTTGTCTTGTCATACTTCCATTTTACGATCTGTTGTGATTCGGGCGTTGTACCTGCTTGAACCATTGGCAATAATCCCCAATTTGGATGGTCTGCATGACCGTTTGCACGTAAACCAATCTTTACTTTTATTGCAACACCTTCTCTGCTCATTATATTTTTCCTTCCTGGTTAAATTGTTTTAAATTATCATGGTAACGCAAACTCTAACAACACGCTTGGCCCTTTTGCGGCAGTTGTATGTATTGCATCAACATCAACCCTTAATCTGTCTCCCGTTGCAACATCATCGTTTGATGTGTCTATAACTGCCGGAGTTGCCGCCGTTGCAGAACTTGTTTCACCACTGTCAATTGTTGATTTTGTTGTCAACATATCTGCAGCTTGAGTTATATTGTGAATCTGAATATCTTGAGTGCCCGTTGTTCCAGCCGTAACAACATCGGTTCTAATAGAAACCAAGTTCATTCCGTTTAACGCCAGTGGAATTGTAAAATGAATTTGAGCATCTCCTGTAACAGCATCGGTTGTCGGGCCTGATATAATCAATTCAACAGGTTTTCTTTCTGGTTGACTATTAAACATCAGTCGCCAATCGCCTGCCGCATATTCATAAAAACCCAAGATTTGACCTGCAACGGTTGTTATATTTCTACCTCCTGGTAATACTAAATCTGTTGAGTGATGCGTAACAGTTACAATCCCATCAAACTGTAGATATTTTACCGCACCAACCCCCAAAGCAGCAAGTGAAGTGATCGTTGTAGTTCCCGTAACATCTGCAAACCTACCATCTGCAACCACTGGCAATGCTCCGGCACTGGCTACATCTGCACCGACTATCAACTCTCCTGTTGAAAGTTTAAACAATGTAATCCATGCACTGTTCCCGGCGTTCCTCTGCTTCAATAAATCTGTTGCAGTATCAGCCCACAACTGAAATGCAAAGGTCGTGGATGGTGCGGTTGCTCCGCTATTCTGTGTTTGACCTGCTTGGAACGTACTATTAATGTCTGCTCGAACTGTCGCGCCGTCACTGTTTGCAACTGTATAATCTTCTTGAGCCATTATTTCTTCCTCCAACTATTTACAAGGTCATCGCGGCTTTTAATGTTTGATTTATACCATTTTACATAATCCTTTATTTCCTGCGGTGGCGGTGTTCCATTGCACACACATTCCATCAACAAGAATATTGCCACTTCCTGTGGTACTGGTGGCCTGTCTACCTTGCCCAAACAAGTACCAAGAGGCACAAAAGTTTGATCTTCTACGCTCCAAGCATACTTTGAATTTGTATCAAGGTCACAGTTGTCAGGAACTTCAACCTCTCCCTCTTTTACTTCGGACACCTTCTCAAATCCAACCAGCACATTGCCCTCTTGAAATACTGCAATTGTTCTCATGTCTTTTTTCTTTGCCATTACGTAATTTCCTCCACAATAATTTGTAATTTTGAAATAAGTATATTAAATGAGGTGTCTGCGGTTGTTAACTGTATCCTGAAATCAAATCCTCTTGCTGTATATTCTGCCGCATCTAAGTCATTCCAAGCCGACCATGTTGGAGATGCCGCCGGGTCATCGTCTGTAACCCTAACTTGAACCTGTGCATCTGCCGCGCCTGTTGTGCTTCCATCCCAATCCTCACGATCATCAACCCCGTCAGGCCATGAGTCCATTTGGTCTATTAATCCGGTAATTACAACATTTAAATTTGTTGTTAATCTGACTTTTTTGACGGTTGTTAAGTCAAGATTAGCAGCAAAATCGTATGTTCCACTTGTTGCCATGCCTCCTTCACTATCCCAATCAACCACTAAATCAACATCTGCCCATGTGTCCATAAGTCCAGCCGCCGCAAGTTTCAATATACCATCAGGGGCCGTGGTGTTTGTATGCGTCCCAGAAAATGCGGTTTCTTCAACAACAGTGTCAACATTTGCATAAGTAAGAACAGACGCTTGTTTCGTGTCAATTTTTGTGACGGTACTTGGCCTACCGCCTTTGTCAAACACACGCGCAAGATATGTTCCCGGTTTTAACGGCATTTGTGCAATCAAAGCAGAACCCTTCGCGGTTGTTCCAATTGTTACACTTTCAGACCATGACGCATTGGCGGAATCGGTTTCGTGTGAATGTCTGAATACAACAGTTCCACCGAACTTAACGTCTAATGCTGGCGGCGTATCCCATGAAATAAGTGCAGAACCACCAAAGGCCTGAATCGTCATGTTCGATAACGGGTCAGGTGCGGTGGTTTGTCCAATTACTAATATTCCATTTGAGTTTGAAAAGTCTCCATTTAGTAAAAATGAAGGGTCAGTCCATTGTAACCGCACATCATACGTGGAACCCTGCTCAACATCAGATATTACTATTTCATTATTAGTCACAGAACTTATTGTCGCTGGTCTATAATCACTTGTGCTTGCGGTGAGTTTTATTTGTGCGTTTAAAGTTGCATTAAATTTATCAGCAATCGGTGTCACTTCAATGGCAATTGTTGGTGTTAATGTATCGCCGGAACCAATCAACAAGGCTGATTCATCAGTCCTTGTATTTGTTATATTTACATCCGGCAAACCTGACGTTGATGTTACTTTTGAATCGAATGCTGGAATGGTGCCCGTATCTGCTGAATAGATAGCAGACGACAACGGAGTAACCACAAGCCTTGCAGTGAAATCTGACTGAGGTTCTATTGTTAATATTTTGCCTTTGATCGTTTCAGAACCAACCAGACCAAATCCAAATAAATCACCCTTCAAAGGCGCATCTGCCTTCGCAATCACCGTATCAAATACAATTGTAGTTTGATCTCCAACGTTTAAAGTGATTGTTTTTTCAAGACCCTTATCGTCAAAAGTTCTAATTGAAACACCATAACTCTTTGCCGCTTCCATTGTCAATACTTCATCAGAAGTAAACCCGGTCACATCTCCGTTCGCATCTGTTTGTAATGCTTTAATTCTTCCAGACTTTAACCCAACAAGTAAAACATCATGCGTAATCTTTACCATATCACCACGACTTGAAACAATATGTTCAAAATCAACATTGAATGTCCATGTCTCCGGGCGCAATCTAATCTCTGCAAGGAAGAACCTGCCTTGTTTCCAAACTTGGTCACTGTCAGTCATTCCAATTGCGTCAACCTGCTCAAATAATGTTGCATTTGAGATTGAATACCCATCATCATAAACAATGATTTCATCTGATTTATATTCTTTTAACTCGTTTGCAAACCTCATTCTCAAACCATGAGGCACGTCAACAAAAGTTTTCTCTGCTTCAAATCCCCAGGAATTACGAGGCGTGAAATGTTGTGTAGGAATACTTGAATCTTGGTCTATAACAACTCCCCACTTGCCGTCAACCTGTGCAACCGTAGCCCTACCAGCCGCCGCAATATCGGAAAGAGTTTCATATACACTTGACTTGAAATCCCTGACCATATTAAATTTAAGACTGTTGGTGTTGCAAAAAGTCCACCACGCTTCCAGACTAACCAAATCAATCCTTGAATCTGCAACCGCACCTTCGTTTGCCACACCTTGTAATACATGACGAAACAATGACGCTGGATTATTTGTGATACCTTCGGCCCATGTATCAACGCCATCAAAATCAAGAGCATAAGATTTTACGGTTGCGTTTAGGTCGTCAACAATTCTGTTTAATTGATCTGTAGCTTTTATTTTTATAACGGTTTTTGCAAGTGGATGCGTAAATGCAACTGGGTCAACATTCTTGATTGATCTTAAAGTGGTCCATGTTGCTTCGTCAAAAATAGTTGTTGCTGGTTCATCTGCGGTTGTCCTTCTTATTCTCACTTCATATTCTGCTTGTTCTGACACCGCCCACCTGAAACCAAACCGAACAGCCCTTTTTGATGCGTCTGTAAACGAAATTGCAGAACCTACAATTGCAGAATCGGCAACTGATTTTGCCGTGAAGGTAGGTGTCAACCAAGAAACATCTCCCACTTTCCTGTATTCAATTTCCAAAGTAACGGTAAACGTATCCCTGGTTCCATCATTAGGACTGAATGCGGCAAGCCCGGAAAAGAATACAATGTCAACACTGATTTCATCAGCTTCAATTGTCGTGTTTCGAGTACTCCAACTATCAACTTGGAACAATTCAATTGCAAAATTGTTTTCCGTTACACTATCAGGATATAAAGACATGTCTGAATCGCCAGAAACACCCTCTTTTGTCTCAATCTGCACATCGTCAAAATTTGCGATTGGAGTGGTGCCAATCTTCAAGTCAGAAATATCAAGGCGACCATATCCCCAAATAACATATACCGTCAAGTGTTGATCGTCACCGACAATCTCAGTGAATACCTTTGCACCCAATGGCCCAACATGCTTATGAAATCCAAGCACAACAGGAACCGGGCTGAATGGTCTAAATGAATTACGAGCGCCTTCGATAAATAATGTAGGACTCTCACTGAATGATGCACTCGTGCCTGTAAGCGATGCAAGTCCGGGAGAAGATACTCTTTGCGGTGCAACCAATGTATTGACCGCAAGCATACTTATTCCACCTATAGCTGCAGTAGCAATCCCTGCCGCAGTTGCTGTGGTTACGCCAAGGCCTAGCGCAATTTTACCAGCCAAAAAGCCACTAGGCTGACCAAAAGCAAAAGCCACAACCGTGACCGCAAGCATTGACACCGTTCTTAATATATTTTTCCCACCGCCACCACCGCCACCCATTGGAACAACATTAATTACAACAATGTCATATTGTTGAGGGAATGTGCGTTCCCACTTTTCCCTGTCTATATATTCATCGTTAAGGCATATATTTGCAAACGCTCTTAAATATTCATCTGGCTGTATAATCTCAAAGACCTGTTGCAAACTCATTCCAACTTGCAATAATTCTTGATTTTTGGCAATTTTAAATGGATGCGGTGAAGATGTAACCCTGATATTGTTGTCAGGTATAGATTCCATTAATGATAGATTATTAACAACCATGTCTATATATTCCCTCTGTTCTGAAATCTGTTGTTTTCTGCAAACACGTTTCAATGCCGTCCTCAACGTGTATAACCTTATATGCGTCAATAGCAAGCCCAACGTGTATCGAGTGCCCTTTCATAAAAAACACTACAATATCACCTTCTTGCTGGTCATCAACCAGTTTCCATCCATTCAAAAGGACGTACTCGATGCCATCCGTTACGGCCTTCTTGACAATATTTATATGCGTTGTACTGACATACTTTTCATGAAAATCAGGCAAATCAATTCCATATATTTCCTTGTACGCACAACAAACCAATCCCCAACAATCCCATCCGTTAGAATCCCTTCCATGCTCTACAAATGGAACACCGATTGACTTCTCACAAAACTCTGTTAATTTCACGTTAAAATCCTCCTGGAAAGAAACCCGGAGAAAATTCACCTGCCGGGTAAGGCTCACGCAACATATTCTCAATGGTCAAATCACCTTGCATGTTCAGAAAGTTCCATTTAACATTACGCAAAGTAAACGGTTGCCATTCCTTCTCTATTGTGTCCGGGTCTGCTGCACGTATTAATTGCAGTGTGACGGTAACAGGTGTTGATATTGTCCTTATTTGCTCTGCGATCTCACGACTAATATTATCTATGACAAGTTTGGAACGTGGTGGTGCATCACTGGTACTGTCTGGCAATGTTATATCAAAAGGAAACCCGGTAAAAGTATTGCTATTAGAGACAATATTGACCGTATTGTTTACAACTCTAATTGGTGAAATATCTGCATGAGATATTGTAAGCAATACAAGATAAACTTCCGGCGTTTCTGGTCTAAATGCAGACACAATAAACCGCTGTGTCAACACATTTGACATCAGACTACGGACAACGGAACCATAGCCCCTTGAGCCAATCGAGTGGCTACCAAAGGACATTAGGCATTACTCCCGTTTATCCTGGTCAACCTTCCATCCCACTCCCATGTTTCAGCGGCAATCCCGGTGACACTCAATCTCAAATCATTACTATTAACTGTAAAGGTACAATCAAGGTTTGCATCTGACTCATTGGCATGTACAACGGTGACTGCTCCCTGCAATGTCGCTGAACCTGCACCTGTTCTGTATACAGTACATGCGATATGATAAGACGCTCTTTCTGCACCTGTTGACTGTACCGCAGTAACTAAAGCCTCAACATGATAAGTGTTTTCATCTGTAAGCGCAAAACTATCTAAGGTAGTCTGTGTTGCATCTGTAGTTTGTACCGTATCAGTAGCCGCGATTGTAATGTCGTCAATCATCTTCTTGGTCAATGCCAATGCCATCTTGTACGTCTTAGCAGAAGTATTGTGTGTAACGGCGCTGGTTCCTTCCTGTGCCCTTGTAATCGTAAGCGTATCTGTAGACCTATTCGTTACCCTGACAATCTCAGCTTCGCCAGCGTGTAAAGCGTCTGCCGGGTCTGCGTAGTCAGTGAAGTTCCACCAAACAACGTTATAATTAAATGTAGATGGTAGTTTTGCGCCGTCACCGGCACTTAAAGCGATTGAAGTTGCTGACGCATCATATCCAATAGAAACTTGTACTTTCCCGAAATTAATTAACTGGTCAAAACTCATTGGTTATATTCTCCTGTTATGGTAATACTTCAAGATTCATCATGCCTTGCCATTCCCCGGCAGCTTTCGTCAATACTGGTCTACTTTTAAATCTATAACTAATTGTGGTTGAATCATCGTCTGGGTCAGTCCAATCAAAAGGCAAAGAACCCCTGGCAATCGTATTTTCATAAAATGATGTAAATGTTGCTTTTTCTGCGGCAGTTAACACAATTGGAATATTAATGTTACGCACTTCTGCTGTAAATCGCAATCGAACCTTCGGTGGGCCAGCATCCATCTTCGACCGTGCAAGCCCATCATTCCAACTTTCAGAAATACCCCTAAATTGCTTTTGTGGCAATCCCACATCCCAAACAGCCATTTATTACCTTCCTATAAGTTTGTTATTCATCCCGGCAAATGCTCCGGCAATAGCTCTATTTGTTTTACTTCCTGTGCGTGTTATATTCTGCGCTACTTCATCATCCAGTATAACGTCAATACGTCTGCCACCTTGACCGTTTTCACTTTCCTCTGTTTTTGTTCCTTCCGGCGCACCGATAATATTTATTTCAACATTACCACCCATGCGCTCAAGTTTGCTCAACGGAATGACCGCCTCTGATTCTCCACCTTCTCCGATCATCGCCATTGTTGGCTTTGTCACGATTCCACCATCTGCAAGACCAAGAAAACCCAATCCAAGCAATCCTTTGCTCGGTGCTGGTGGCCCACCTCCGGGCGCGCTTATTGGTGTATTGTTTGGCCCCAATGCACTTCTGCCAAAGTTAAGAAGTGGTTCAATGATTCTCATTTGTATAACCATTTGCGTTATCATCTTTGCAAATGATTGTAATATATTACCAAATGTAAGCTCTGCACCAAACAACAGGTCTGTTAATGTACTTGAAAAACTAGACGCCCATCCATTAACTGCATTGGTCATCCTATCAAACGCAACTTCACTTTCATCTGCAAGAGCCTTAAAGTCAATACCGATGTTCTTACCTTTTTTAAGTGGCCCCGTGCCAAGCCCTGACACTTTTCCAAGACCAATTTTACTCCGACCATTTGACTTAGCCCTTGACGATGGCGCGTCAGAAATTCGCCTTGTACCTCCTGTTGTCGTTGAGTCCAAAGCGTTCAATGCTGTTTTAAGCGCAGATATAACGCCTTTTATATCATTTCCAATAATAAAACTAAAAAACTGATTGAATCCATTTGCGACTATATTAAGAGATGATATTAGATTCCGAGTAAGTCCTATTGTTACTTTAAGTGCTGTGTTTATTTTGATTGTTTCTGCTGACAGCCCCTTGGCAAATCCAGTTTTAAAATCATCTGCGGCATTTTTAATCTGTGTTTTAAGTTGTGCGAATCCGTCTGCCGCATCCATGGCAGTATTACCCACACCATCAATGATCTTTTGTCCGGCACGCATTGTTTCAGTTAAAAACGCCTGTTTCTTTTGCGTGTCTGTCAACTTGCTTGCGGTGATTCCTAGCTGTTTTGCATATCGTTTATTTGCATCATCGACTTTGACAATTATGCCCAAGTTATCCAAAATCATTCTGGATTGCCTACCGATACCAATTGTAATGTCCTCAAATGATTTAGTTATAGTATCACCTGTCGCTTTAGATGCCGCCCTTGCAATCTCCATCAGCTTAACAAACTTTGACGGGTCGATACCAAGCAACAACGCTTTGTTTGCAGATTCAATTAAATTAACTGTATCAACAGTGCCCTTGCTGACTTCTCGCAATGTTTTTAATATCTTTGCTCCGTCTGCGTTATATGTCTTTGCAAGATTCTTAAACGCCGCCGCCTGTGCATTGATCTTTGCGCCACCCTCCGCAAATGAAAACGCTTTTGTTATAGCAATGCCGATGCCAACAACTGCCGCCGCAATACCCAATGCTGCAAGCCTTGTGCTTTTGAATTGTTTCTCAAGTCCTTCCGCGCCCTTCTTTGACTTTTTAATACCCTTGTCAAATTTCTTTGAATCAGTACGTAACTCAAGAACTGCATCACCAAGTTTCTCACTCATTCAATGTGTCTCCCTTTAAGCGTCCCAATATCATGGTTCATTACATCAGCCCTGTTATCAAGTTCACCATACTTTTGCCACAACTTTTGAATACTTGCTTTGTTGTCGGATATATCATTAACCTTTTTATTGATATTCCACAAAAAAACAAACAATCCGATCAATGCGATGTATACAATCTTCTCAATTATATTCCTAACACTGATTTGTGTGTCTTTGTTTATCATTATGCTTTATCGGCCTTAAACAACCATCCAACTATAAATGCAAATGTAGGATTCCATGTGTCACGGGCAACGTCCAATGCTGTTATTTGCGCATCTGAAAAGTCTTTGAAC